GCCCATTGTGTACGTTAGAACCGGATACACCAAGGATGGTCTTAGCTTTACCTTCTGAGAGGGTCTTGTCAACCATTACTAGGGTTCCTTTTAATCTTGAAGGTCAGGCTTGATAACTACAGAGATGTAATCATTATTAGGGAATGTTTCTTTAGTGCCACCAATGAATACAACCTCAAACTCAGCTTGATACATACCTGAGTTAGCCGTGTCTAAAGCTACCCAATCGTATCTAACTTGACCAGCCTCAGCGTCTACAATAGTAGCGATAGAGTCTACAACATTACCATTGATATTACCCATGTAGAAGTTAACAGTAGCACTTGATATGTCAACAGCCACACCATTAGCGTCTTGTAGGGTGGCTAACATAGAGGGGCTTGTGTCGTTCTGCTTAATGTAGAATTTCATCTATGCGGCCTCATTAGCGTTCTCTACTATTACTTTATTTGGGGTGTTAGCTGATAGTACACAGAAGTTTATACTATTAGTTATAGGCGCTAGGTTGTATGATCTATTAGATACATGTACAGCTCTACCCTGTGCTGCATTGAGGTACCCTATGCCTACTTCTGTAGCACCCGTTACTACGGTGACCAAGGTTAATTGGTGTAATTGGGTAATAACGGATAGACTTACGGTAGGTTCTTGAGATACTACACCATCAGCACTTATGTAATGCGTTTGGGTTATACTTGAGGTGCCTACAGAAGGAGCGCCTGTGGTGATAGCTACAGCAACAGTAACAGAGGTTACAGATACAGTAGGTGTACCAATGGCAGGAGGCTCTGCATTAATATTAGCAGCAGATAGTGAATGTGCTTGAACCATTGTTGATGGTAGAATAACAGGCGATCCTGTCGTCAAACCATTAGCTACAATAACTTGGTTTTGTACTAAGGTAGGCGTACCGATAACAGGAGCGCCTGTGGTGATACCTACAGCAACAATCCCATTACCTTCAGAGATACTTGCAGCACCAACCGAAGGTGTGCCTGTGGTAATGGCTACAGGGGCTAGGTCGTGTCCTTGGTCTATGGTAGACGCACCAAAGCTAGGCACACCCGTAGTGATAGGTAATAGTGCGATAAGTGTAGTTTCGGATACGACAGGGATTCCTACAGTTGGAATACCTGTAGTAATACTATTGAGACTTAAGTCATGCTCTTGTGATACACTAGAGTTACCTACAGTTGGAATACCTGTAGTAATACCTACAGCAGTAAGTAGGTAAACAATATCGGCAGATACAACCCCATCATCACCTAACGGAGCGGAGGCGAGAGGGGAAAATCCTAGCATTGTTTACTCCGATCAGACTGCGGTAGAGCCAGCCATGTCTTCCTGCGTCATAACCCAAGCGTAGCACTTGTCCATGAATCTAGACTCAGCTTGTGCTTCAACGTCTGCCAAGTCGGCATGGTAGCGACGGAAGTCTACTTCCCGTGTGTCGTCATCAGGGGTGCCAGTGGCGTATCCTGCGACATCAATCATCACGTTAAACTTTGGGCCACCCTCACGCATACGGGAGATAGCCGCAGTGACGATGCGGAAGTAAGCGCCAGCGAATGGGGTGCCGTATTGAGTGCTGGTCAGGTCGAGTTGAATAGCCATCAGTATGTAACCTCCGAAGTGTTGATGGTGGCGACCCACCGAATGTTGGTGGCTGCTGCCCCAGTGACCTCAATCTTCAACCCACCGTTTGTAGTGTCTGCGCTGAGAGCCATGCCCCAAGCAGGTGTATTGTCGAGGACAGTCGTGGCGCTGTTGACCAGCACAGTCGTGCCTGCCGAGCCTTCCCTGCGGATCAGACCTTCGACCTTCCATGCTGCACATGCAGTGCCTTGAGAGGCTTGCTGACGGGCTACAATGGTGCCGTGGAAGGCGTAGGCAGAGTTATTGGGCAGGATGACTTGGTTGGTGGTGCCAGCGGTGGAGTTATTGGTGGTTAGCGCAGAAGGTGTTGCGTCAGCTGTCTGTTTAGGAAAAACAAAAGTCCCAGTCTGTGATGCACCAACGCCCCCTAAATTAAATCCTGCGTAAGCGTATTTACCAAAGATTGAGGATGCAGCACCAAACCCTAACGCTACGGAATTAGTCTGTGAGGCACTTGTGCTTCGCCCCAATGAAATGCTGTCTTGTCCAGATGCTACAGCATTGTTTTGAGACGCAAAGCTTCTAGTCCCAGTTGCCCGCGCAAGCTGACCAATAGCCACCGAGTTGGCCCCAGACGCGCCATAAGTTGCTGTGTTGTTGGTTATAGCTGCTGCGAAGGAGTCAGACCCGCCAGCCCTAGACCTCCCCAAAGATATGCTATTTGTCCCCGCTGCTGTACTCTGGTTGCCAATAGCCACAGCATTAGTCCCAGTAGCACTAGGCGCAGTCGGGCTAGACGGGTTCTCAGCATACAGCTCAAGGACATCACCGCCACCGCCAGCAGTAATCCAGTCGTAGTCAGTTCCAGTCCACGACAAGACCTCGCCAGATACCGCTGCGCCAGTGTTTAAGTGCGCGTCAACATCTGAGTTTGTGTATGCCGCCGGAATATCCTCTGCCGTAGCCCCCACAAACACAACCGCACTACCCGTCAGGTTCAGCGCAGCATCAGCGTTAGAACTCTCAGCAACAGTCCTGCTCAGGGTAGTCCCAGATGCCGTGTAAGCCCCTGTGCCGATCTCCCAAGCAGTACCATCTTCAATGACGTAGCGAACCACATCAGTGTCGACCACACCAGCATCAGCAAAGGATTGATAGCCACTCTCGGCAGTGCCAAGGGTAATTGTGCCAGTGCCAGTCGTGGCCGTGGACATCTTAGCTCTGTTGACGAGAGTTACCATTTAGATTACCTTTAAGCCGGATCAGGAATACCGATAGCTACGGACGACAGTGTGAAGGTGTTACCAGATGTAACCGCTTGTGATGCAGAGAGGGAACCTGTAGCCAGAAGGCGAGAGTTGACAGTATCTACAATAGCGTAGTGGGTAGCCGTACCCGTACCTGTGACTGTACCATCAGTGATAGCTGCTACAGTAACCTCACGACCACCACCTGCACGATCAGCAGGCGTGCCAATGCTTAGGCTGGTAGAGTTACCTAGAGTGTTAGTGCTTGTAGCAGCTACATAGGTAGTAGCCTCTACAGAGGTAATATCAATACGGTTAGCTTCAGTGTCTAGGACCGTTAGCCCGTTGTCGAACACTCGATCATTAAGAGTAGCCATTATTTGTTTCCTAGTCCTTTTGCGTTACTGTACGCTAGTTGTAGCTTAGGCTTAGTATAGCCATTCATCATTAAGTCTGTTAAGGCCCATACCATAGCGTCTAAGCGGTCAGGAGACCCGATACTACCCAAGGGTTCCCATGTACGCATCTGTGTCTCTAGCTCGTTAAGGTTAGCCCCATCTTCAGGGTTCCTTACGTGTTTCACTAGACCACGTTCATAAAGGGCCGAGATAGGTTCAGCACGGGCATACTTACCACGAGAGGCTCTAACAGCTTTGTAAGGGACTGTCTCATCTTCACCGTGGATAGTCTGCTTAACCATGTCACCACCTTGGTTTACCTCAGCTACAATCCTATCAGCCTCGTATTTGTGGTAGAGTTCAATAGCCTTGTTAGCCCAACCTTGTGGGGATAGTTTAGCTGTATAGTCACCCAAGATGTAACCTACACCATTAACATCTACACCAGCTACAACAATACCAGTCATGTCAGACTCAGCATTACTTGTAACAGCAGGGTCAAGTGCTACAACAATACGATTAAGGTGTGGTAGGTCATCTCTGTCTATCTGGCAGTTATCTAAGGTCTCTGTAGTCCATAGAGCGCCTTCAGCTTCCTCTAGCACCTCAGCATACAACTCTTGCTTACCTAGCCTAGTACCCTCGTAGAGAGCCTTTACAGAGGTAAGGTAAGTATCAGCTAGGTTAGCAGAGTTATCGAAGGTAGAACCTGTAGTGATGATAACCTTAGGGTCTTCCCCTTGTGCGCCCTTAAGGATTGTTCTAATCAACTTAGTAGGCTTAGGGGTAGTAGTAATACAGATACGTGGGTGTTTACCTAGACGAAGGCAGAACTGTAACATATCCCAAGTATCTTGGTCTTTGTTCCATGCTGCGGTTTCATCACACCAAGCTGCACTAAACTGCGGACCACGTAGACGTTCAGGCTCTTCAGCACTATAGAACTCTACTTTAGCACCATTAGCCCATGTCAGGCTTCTTTTGGTAGGCGACCACTCAGGGTAGCCCATATCTTGACCTTTGTAGGTCTTATCACCCTTAAAGCAGCAATTCAGGAAACCTGACTCACCTTTGACCATAACACGCTCGATATCGGAGTTGGTGGAGGCTACGGCAGCAATACGCTTATGCCCCAGCTTAACCTGCTCACGAACCCATTCTACACCAGCCCTAGTCTTACCAAAACCCCTACCAGCATTGATAAACCATACATTCCATTGGTTGCCCTCAGGTGGTAACTGTTGTGGTCTAGCCCAGAACCTCCAGTCGTACTTGAGGTCTTCAGCTTGCTTAGGGGATAGCTTCTTTAATACTTGCTGTAGTTTATCTTTGGGTAAAGCTCTAAGTGCATCAGCCGTTAGAGTCTTCTTTTGGATTGTCGGGGTCATGTTTCATAACCTTAATCATCTTCTGGGGCGAGACTATTCATCTCTAGGGTCCAAAGGTTTATCTAAGTCCAGACCTGCACCTAAGGTGTCATCTAAGTCAAGTCCTAGCAATTCAGCAAGCTGGTCAATAGCACTCAAGTCCTCATCTGCACTATCCTGCTCTACCTCGATGTTAGTGCTAGTGGGTGACCAACCAGCCTTACTACGAAGGAACAACTCTTGAGAAGGGAAGTGTCCATACTCACCTTCCTCCAAGGCCCTCTTGATTACTTTAGATGCTACAAGCCCGTTGATCTCAGCACGAGCAGCCTCTAGGTCACTCTTGTAATACTTATAGAAGGTATTAAGGGAACGAGGTGCATCAGCAAACTTAGCTTGGACTTCTCCTACAATATCCTTAACGGACAAACCCTCTTTGACACGCTTCTGCACAAGGTTGGCAATAGCTTTGTTCTTACCGATCTTGTTAATTGGTGCGCCGAAGTTGCTCATGGTGCTTGGGTGTCCTGTGGGTGATACCTTAGGCTCACCTAAGAGGTATATGTGACCACCCCACCCAAGTTAGCGGGCTAACGCCCACACAAGATATAACCTACGGGCTGTATGAAGCTCTCCGTGGCTCTTAGGGGGGTGGTATGAGTTTACTACAAGTAACTTATGTAGTAATTATAATATGTATCTGGTGGGGTTATTATTCCTACTACGTAGGTATCCCTAAGGTGGTAGCGCATGTCGCCACTTATGGCTATTACTACAAAACCTTAAGATGGTAGCACATGTGCCAGTCACTTAAGTAATCAAGTCTTCATGTAACTTAATCCTACAAACCTAAGAGGCGTAGTCTCGACTACTTAAGGTGGTAGACCATGTACCTATGGAAATGAACACCATCTAGATTAATACTACACAATATACAATACTTAAGATGGTAGCGCACTTAGGTGCATACTTAAGTGCCACTTGAGTAATGAAT